AAGATTCAAGAAGTCTTAAGACTCGCAGAACTTAAACATGTCATATATAAACTCGATAGGGACTTTGATAGAGATAGTTTCTATGAACAGTTTGGTCAAGGTTCTACCTTTCCTCAAGTAGTATTGAATACTGAAAATCTTGGGGGTTGCACCGAGACTGTACAATACCTTAAAGAGAAGAATTTAGTTTAATGAAAGACGACTTTGACAATGTATATGATATGATAGAACATGCTATCGAATATGCATTTGATGGGAAGATGCAATTAAAGTTTTACGAGTTTCTAAAGTCTCGTCAAACAACCAAAGGTGAAGTAGATGCATTCCTTCAGAGTTCTACTGCAAAGGAACTCGCTGATGAAGTAGTAGAACTTAAAGAGTATATTAAAGGAGGACGTGATAGTAATCATCAACAATTGCGTGAGGCATATGGACACATTTCCAAACCTCAAGCAAGAAAGATAATGAATTATTTGGGAGGAATCCTTGAGGATGCAGTGAGGTATAGTTATGACAAAAGACCAGGAAGACGCAAAAAAGGATCTAAATAAAGACAAACCTCTAGAAATTAATAGAGGTATTGAATTATTGTTGCGTAATAGGAGGAAGAAACCAGAACGACCCAAAACATTTCAGGTAAAGTTTGGAAAACTGGTTTCTCTCTGGAATAGAGAAATTGTTTTTCATATTAATGTTTACCTAGACATTAGAAAAACATAACACTCTAGAGGACTATTATGGAACATATGGAAACGACCATAGTAACTTTAACACTTACTACGGTAGTATCATTCCTTGCATTATTAGTAGGAGGTATGATAGGATGGATGGCAAGACAGCATTCTTATGAAACTACACCCCAGATAGTGTATACTCATCCAGAGATGTTAGATGAAAATGGGAACTTACTTCCCGATGAAATTGTAGCAGTTCGATTTGAAAACAATCATGACAACACAGACGAAGAAGACGACGACTAGGAAGCCTAGAACACCTAAGGAAAAGGTTAAATTGCCTCCTAATCCATTCATTCATGAGATTTTAGATCTTGTTAATGATCAAAGGAGTAAGGCAAAGAAGATAGAAATTCTTAAAGAGTATGAGACTGATGCATTAAAGAGTCTTTTCATTTGGAATTTTGATCCTAGTGTTATTTCAATGCTTCCTGAAGGAGAGGTTCCTTTTAATAAGAATGATGTTCCAGTAGGAACTGATCATACTTCTTTACGTAGAGAATATAGACAACTCTATCATTTTGTGAAGGGTGGTAATGATCAGTTATCAGGTCTTCGTAGAGAGTCTATGTTTATTCAGATGTTGGAAGGTCTTCATCCAGACGAGGCAGAAATTCTTTGTTTGGTAAAGGATGGACAACTTAATAAAAAGTATAAACTTACTCGTGAGATTGTAGAAACTGCATATCCTGACATCGTATGGGGAGGTCGTTCATGACTGCGGAAGTTAAAACAGAGAAGAAAGTGGCAGAAGAGGAGAAGAAGGAAGAAAGTAGATTTAATCCAGCAGAATATTCATGTCATGTTCTGCTTGAGAATACTACACTTGAAAAGGCGAATGATAAGTCTTTTCCTAGTGATGCTTACTTAGTATGGTATAATGTAGATAAAGAGGAGTTATTAGATGTAACACGTTCTCATAAGAAATCAAATATTTTTGATATGTATTATGATAAGTATGGAAATAATCTTAAAAGAATTGATTATGGATATGGTTCAGTGAATCCTTCTCAATGGGGTTATAAAAAACCAGATAAAAAAAGGAGGAGAAAGGGATGAAAGATAATGATGAGTTGTTGAGAGCTCAGATAGATGATATGATTAGAGGTGAGATTCAGGAGGATATAAATGAATATATTAATGAAAATGAAAAGGTAGAAGGTTTTGGTAAAGATGAAAAATTGAAAATTAATATACCTAAGGACGAGATAACTAAAATCCTCAGAGAATATAAGAAGATTAAAAAACGTCAGAGATCAAATCTTAATCAAGTAAAACTTTTAGATAAGTATGGAAAACCTTTGAAATGAATAGATATAAAATAAAATTTAAACGTACTCTTTAAGATGAATGATTTTATTACTCCTTATACTAATCTTGTAGATTGTATTCATATTGAAAAGGGAATTATTCCAGAGGATCTTTGCGATTATATTGTTGAGGATATAGAAACTAGAGAATGGACTCCTCACACATGGTATAATTCCAGCACTGAGACAACTCATTCTGAAAAAAATCAGGAATTAGATGTTCAAGCTACTACAGTAGACTTGTTGAATTTATTAACCCCTTTGATGATAAAAGCAGGTGCTGTATATAATAAAAAATATTCATGGGGAGGGTATAATTGTGCTCAAATGATGAAAAAGTTTTCAACAATACGTTTTAATCGATATACTTCAGATCAAATAATGCGTCAACATTATGATCATATTCATAGTATTTTTGATGGTAAATTGAGAGGAATACCAGTTCTAAGTTTTATATTAAATCTTAATGATGATTATGAAGGTGCTGATTTATATTTTTGGGATGAGCATATAGTTCCATTAGGTAAAGGTGATATTATTATGTTCCCTTCTTTATTCTTATTTCCTCATGGTGTAACTGAAGCAACTAAGGGTAAAAGATATTCAGCTGTAGCATGGGGTTGGTGAAATGAGAATAGGTGTTATGTGTTCGGGCAACGGAACAAATTTTGAAAATATTGTTCGCACTTGTAGAGATGATGAAATTGTGTTAATGATTCACAACAAAAAGAAGTGTGGAGCAGCAAAGAGAGCAGATAAATTGGGTATACCTCATCTCAATATTAAAAGTGCAGATGAAAATCAAATTATTCAAATCTTTGAAGCATGGAGGGTAGAACTTATTGTTCTTGCAGGATGGATGAGAATTATATCTCCCAAATTAATTGAAGCATTTCCTAATAGGATTATAAATTTACATCCTTCACTCCTTCCTAAGTATAAAGGATTACATGCAATAGAAAGAGCATTGGAAAGTGGGGATAATGTTACTGGTGTTAGTGTTCATTATGTAAATGAAGAGTTGGATGGTGGTGAAATAATTCTTCAAGAAGAGGTTCCTATTCTTCCTAAAGATGATTTAGAATCATTGACTAAAGCAATTCAGAGAAAAGAATATTATCTTTTACCAAGGGCTATAGATAATGTTAAGAGTAACATTTAAGTTATGGTTGTGGACTATGTTAAGTACTAATTATCGTTTAGAATTGACTGATATTTGTTGTAGAATGATGACGGAAGGAGGAGTTCCTGTTTCATTAGAAGAAAGGATTTGGATGAAGAAACTATGCGATGCTAATCCATCTGCAAGAGCATTAGCAGAATCTTTATTATGTCCTTATAAAGTAGATAAAGAATGAAATTTCATCATTTGAAAGATCCTTTTTATCATACTATAATTGAAAACTATTTTGAGGATGATGAACTTAATAAAATTATTTTAGAGATTGAAGGTTTAGATACTTCTAATATGAAGACAGATACTCATCATGCTGAACTCTATGAACGTGATAGATCTGAAGCATATTATATTGATGGGATTTATAGAGAAAATAGAGAAGAAAGTAATATTATTAAGTACACAAGAAATATTTTTGGAATAGATTGGAGAAAATCTTTTAAGAACAATCCTTTTTTAAAATTTATTCCTTTCTCTAATTATGATATAGTTTATCTCCAAAAGTATATAAGTGGTTCTAGTTATTCGGAACACTATGACAATTCTCTTTTAACTTGTGTTTATACAATTCATGCACAGGAATTTGAAGGAGGACAACTATCATTCCCTGACTATAGGTATGTCCCAGACGTAAAACATAATTCTTGTATAATTTTTCCTGGGTGTGAAAAGCATGAGGTAAAAGAAGTTAGATCAAGGAATAGTAATTATGTTAGATATACTCTTAATCAACGAGTAACAATGCTTTGTAGATAAAATGGTATCATTATGATACAAAATGGTAGCAACGACTACATAGTTGACTATATAGTAAGGGTATGTTAGCATATCCTTATCGTTCATCCCTTTGTGGGACGCAAGTAAGCCGACGCGGAACGGGTTCGTTCATCCCTTCGGGGACGCACACGCCGACTGAAGGAACGGGTCTAATCCACCCTACCTAAGGA